AAAATAAACCTATTCCTGTAGCACTTAATGCAGTTTTGGCAACTGAGCCTAATGTTTTTGTAGCTGCTGATGTAACAGTTATAGTCTCACCAAGTAAACCTACTTGAGTAGTTACTGATGGAAGATATTTTAATGCCTCAATCAAGAACTTATTAAATGATTGATATACTTTTAATCCTGTCGCTACAGTAACCAATACTGCTGTAACTTTTGCAAGAGTTAGAAGTGAGCTTGCCATGAAAGCAACTAGTTCTTTATTACCGGAAAGCCATTTTGCCATATCGGTTAATAATTGGACTGTACCAGCAAGTGAGTTTGATAATTGTTCGCCAATTAATTCAGAAATACTTCCTATGGCGTTACTTAGTTTAGCAAATGCTCCAGCACCTTTGCCGGTTGCCTCTGCCATTCCTCCAAATCTCTTTTCAATCTCAGCTAGGATAACTCCCTGAGCACCCAATAAGTCACCGCTTGCCTGCAAAGTTTTAATTAAGGTTTTCTGTTCCTCTGTAAACCTAACTCCCGCCCTAGATAGTCTTGATAGTCCTTCTGCTGGATTGCTTAATGCTTTACCTAGAGCAAAAGTATTTCCTTCGAGACTTCCCATTACCGATGACATATCTGCCAATGCTCTCTGTGCTCTAGGAAAAACGGCCTTGGACATATTCTCAAAAGTAAGCAGCATGGCAGAACTTTTCTTTACTGCGGTGTCTGCGAAGGTGGAATAACTTGAAATTTCTTTTGACAAATCATCTACGGACTTTGCAGTTATACCTATGGCACTGGCATTATTTTTTAAAGTATTCTCAAGCTGTCTGGATATTTTATCTGCCTCTGCAAAGTCAGAAATAAAACTTTTAATGGTTAAAGTTATTCCGGTAAATGCTACACCTGCGGTTATTCCTATTTGATTTATGGCTGAATTAATCTCATCAAATTGTTTACCGATGGAAGTAGCGGCATCTGACATGGAAGTGGTAACTTCCTTTGCCATTTTTTCAACTGAATCTCCTACTGATTTAAGTTCTTTATCAAGACCTTTGGTATCACCTGATATTTTGACTACTACTTCGTCTGCCATATTCTTTTCTCTATTGCTTTTTTATTCATAAGCCTAATATCTTTGCTTATCTTATCTTCTACCTCTTTTGATATTTCTACATCTTCATATTCAGGCTTTAATTGTCTGCCTGCTATAATGCAATTTTCCCTGAACTTTTTATTATGTCTTTTATGAATTGCCTTAACTCTCCAAAATAATTCCACAAGAGTCAGGGTAAAGATTTTATCAGTGCTCCAGCTATACTCGCTGGCAAATAGGTCAAGGATATATTCCCAATCTACGGAGGCGACATCCCTTCCTGCTCTATTTGTTCTATCTTTTTTTTTACACCATCATCATCTCCCCCGAGGGATTTATTGATGGCAAATATCATTTTTTTTATCTCTGCATATCCTGCTATGGACATCTCAAATAATTTGAATCCTCCAATCTTTTCCATAACCACATTGCCATCATCATCGGTAGTCTCAACTTCTGTAACTTTAAATAGCATACGAGACTCTGGTGCCATTAAATCAAATGCAACTTTTGGAACATTGGATATATTGTTTTTTAATAACGCCTCTAGGTCGCCATACTTTCTATGAAGCTCAAGTATTTTTCCTAATGTGCAGGGAGATAAATAAATTGTTTTATCAATAGTTGATAAAAAGAACTCTGAACGAGTAGGAGTTAATTTCTCAAGAGCATCTAAATTTAGCGACATATTTTAATCTATGGATTCTATAGCGAAAACTCCATTCCTAGTTGAATCATAAAGTAGCTTGGCGGTAATCTCTGCCTCAGACCATTCTTTCTCAGTAAAGCCAATAGGTAAACCACCAGCTTGAACATTAAAGGCATCTATTTTAAACATACCTCCAGAACCTTTCTTCTGAGAATAAATGTAGCATCCAAACTTAGGAAAGATATCTGCTGAACCACCAATGGTAACATTCATTTTGGCATTAAACGGAGTAGCTACTGAGAAGGTAGCGGTATCTCCTACTACAAATGCCGGAGCACCTATACCAGTTAATTCAATACCAAATGTAGGAAGCGGATTAGCACCTACAGCTATTGCAATGGGAGCAGGATTTATTTTAAGTGAGTCATCTACCCAAGATACATCCTGCCCTCTATCAAAAGTTAGGGAGGTGGAAATATAAACATCAACTTCGGTTGCCGATACTGCTTTAATAATATAATCACCATATTTGGCATCTGGCTCACCTACTGCTGGAATGAATTGTACTGCTGAGATTCCGTTGGTGGCATTTATAACAGAAGCTCCTAAGGCATTGGCAGCTGCGGTTATTGTGGCAACTGTTGATGCAGTAGTTATTGATGTTGGTTTCTTTCCTAGGAATAATTCAAACGCCCAATCTGGATATTCTCTGGCGGTAATAGTCATTTCAGATGAAATTAAACCTACCTCGGAGTCCCAAGGATAACGAGAACTACCACCATTAAGGTCGATAAGTTCCGGGGATAATGAAAGAGTGGAGCCACCTAGAACTCTCATGGTTCCGTATATTTCTTTTGTTACTTTATTATATGGAACTATTTCATGGATTCCAAATATAGAACGAGGTTGTGATAAGGCCATTATTATTCTCCCTATGGGTTATATTTTCAAATTGTAGAGGCTAATCGTGTCAATATCAATAGCTATTTAGAAGGGAGCAGTTATCTCAAACTCTAGTCCAATTCCCTTATGGAAATTTCCCGTATTTGAATCTTGAAATGTTATTGGGCCTGTTCCAGTAAGGTCAGGTTTAAAGGTGTCAAACTCCTTTAAGACAACTTGTTTGATTGCTCTACTATATCTGAGTAATCTCTTAGGTATGTTGTCAACATTCTGAGAAGAAATTGCCAGGACAATAAATAAAGAAGTCCTTGATGCGGAACTTCTCCCGGCAGATGTTATCGCTTCCGCACTAATGCCATGAATAATATATGGGTCATAGTTTATCGTTTCATCGTTTAATTGCTGGACAAAGATGGCGGCATTATCAACATTAGCTAATACTATCCCATCGTTCTTTTCGGTGTTTATAAGGGCAATCTCACCGCTTAAACGGGACTTTAGGGCAGCATCCATTCCATATAATATCTGCTCCACGTCAATCATTTAGCTTCTCCATTTTCTCATAACATTTCTTACATATCTTACATCCAAAATATGGAAATAGTTTTATTGAAACCTTATCACAGAAGTCACAATATTTTTCTACCATTGTAAATTTACGCTTTTTCTTTTTGACCACTTATTATCCAACTGACAAGAATATCCTGCCATCTTTTTATTCTTTCGTTAGTAGGTTTATCTAAAGAACTTTTAGAAAATATTTGTTCTATCCCATATACAATTAATGGCCTCTTGGCATGGAAATATTTAGCATAAGGAACTTTAGTCCCTAATATTAAAGATTGCTTACTGACTATTTGACCTATTGACTCTTGTCCTTCTGGTGGAGTTATTGACGCTAACAACCTTCCACTAAATAATGCCATCGGATAAACAAACCCTACCATTCTTTGTTTTGATATTTTATATTTCGGAGATAAATCTTCCCAGATAGGCGGAGGACTTCTCATAGAATAAAATGCATTGTTACCTTGGAACCATTCATCTTTAATTATTGTTAGAGGGACAGTTAAATCACCAGTTCGTTTAAAGGCCTCATTCATTAATGCCTTAAGCCCTGTCATATCGACGCTGACCTTCATTACCACTGCGTTTCCTCTTTTTTAAATACGCATTCATGTCCTTCATCACTGACATTTGAAAATACTCCACCGATGCCAGTAACTACTCCGCCTATAAGAATAGCATCTGATAATAGAAGTTCTAATGCTACCAAGTCTTCTAAAAGTTCGTATGCCTTTTTACAATCCTCACCAACTTGGTCTTGAGTAGCAGGAGGCAAGTCTTTTACTTGGAGAGTTTTCTTTACCCTGCAAGTTACCAACATGATTGCTATTTTTTTAACAGTCTTAAGAGATTGAGTTCCTGTTATGGGAACGGTATAAACTTTACTAAGATAAGCATCTATAACCGCAGACTCTTGGTCGCACCATTCAGTTACAGTAGTAGATGCGATACCCGATGGAGTGTCCCATAAGATATTTTTGAATTCTATTTTAACATCAGCTTCTGTACAATACGCCATAGCTATTCCTCATCCTCAAAGTCACAACAATTAAGGCAAACTAATTCTCCGCCTATCTCGATAAGAACTCCACCGCAATAATCACAGGTGTTCATCTAGTCATCCTTATTCCTACTTCTTATTTCCCACCAAAACATTATATGAAGGAAGATAATAAATAATAAAATCCACCAGCACCAACTCATATTTCTGCCCTCATGTATTCAGCGTTTTGAATGAAGTCCCAAACTTTTTGTGCTCTACCATTTAATATTAATTCTCTTGGAGAGGCATTTCCGAAATTAGGATTAGGGCAATCCATAAAAGCTATAACTCTATTTCTATCCTTGAAATAAGTTTTATCCAAATAACTTATAAGGATAATTATTAGAAGATGTCTGTCTTTGTTTATGCCAACTAAATCTCCCATAGCTAAATTGTAGAATGGAAATAAAAAAAATCCCACTTTTTTAAGGTGGGACTTTCTATCAATTTTGGAGCAAAAAATGATTACGTAATATTATGCTATCGCATTTCTTCTAGTTGCTGAAAGAGTTTTTGATATTTTTCTTTTATGTTCTTCTGTTAGCTTTCTTCCTCTATTGGAAAGACCTACCTTTCTTCTTTCTTCTATTGGTAGATTCTTTTTAACTTCGCTCATTCTCTGTTTAGCTTTATCTGAGTGTTTATATCCGAAAGAACCATCACCGCCACTGGTCGAGTTATATTCTGGCCTTAAGATAGCTATATAGTTTTTTTCTAATCTCTTTAGTAGTTCATAATCAAATATATTTCGATGGATAATTTCCCACTTAAAACTATCTCTACCATATTTTTTTATTGCTCTATAAAACTTTGAGTCTTCTCTTTGTAAACTATTTAGATGCTTTGCCTTTCTTGAGGCAAGACTTTTTAAGGTTAGTCCTATGTAAGATTTATTATTAACAACATTTGTGGCTCGATAAATAATCATAAAAAAATACCCCTAGTTAAAGGGGTACTTTATATTAAAAAAGTTAATTTGGCTATTGCATTAAGCTATAGCGTTCATAATTCTATAACCTGCTGAAGGCATGGTTATGAAGAACTGAAACTCATCATCGACCAAGATTGCAGTTGTGTCTGGCGGATTTTGCACAGCGTATTTAAACACACGACGAGGTGATGTTCCAGATTTTTGCAATCTATATCCAACCGATGCTTGGAAAGGTGCCGCACTAGGTGGAGCATATCCCATGATTACATTCTTACCCCAAATAGGGACAAACACCGAAGGTTGTCCTTCCTTGGCAGAATCATAATTAGCGGTGGGAACATAGATATTCATAATATCAAATGCCATGGCGATTTCTTGTGAAGATAATCCTCCTGGCCTTGCAAAATTAAACCCTAGATTGTCTAACAATTTTGGATGGTATTTTAAAGTATTTGCCACAGACCAATCCATAATCATAAAGTTCGGCAGCACACCTGTATTTAATTTAATTGCCATCTTGGCAGCATTAATATCCGCAATAGGATTTGAGTTAGCATAATCATTCCATTGGTTCACACCAGCTAAGGTAGTTCCTTGGGGAATGATGGCAGGGTTAGACAACGATTGAGATAAGGAAACTTCCTTCATAATTACTAAAAGAGAAGTTAGTCCTGCGGTTAAATCTCGTTCCGCTTCGAAGGGAGCATCGTAATTTGCTCTATCTCTGGAAGAAACAAACCCCTCAAGACCGTATGAGCCGATATTATATGGAGTCATATTGGTAGTGATGGGGTTTACATTTTTATATTTACCAAGTCCTCCGGCCACCATCATTTCTAATTTCAAATGATTGTTGCCATAAGAACCTAGCATCCCGGAATATTGAGCAGGAGATATTACGGGTAATATTAATTCACTCACAAACCCCGTTGACTGATAGGCATTGGACACATTCGATAGAAGTTTATCTACCTGTGCTTTCATTAAGCTCATCGAGTACCTCCCTCAGTCATTTTTTTAACTGGCTTTGTTGGTTTCTTAGTGGAAAGTTTCTTTTTTGTTTTACCCATATAAATTATTTCCTTATTTTAATAATTGAACTTCAATAATATCATTCGCTGCGGTTGATGCTTCAAGGACAATGGCAACTGCGGTAGCTAATAAAGCAGTAGCACCTACTCCGGCCGCACCAGATTGAATAAAACTCATTACTGGAAATGCAGCACCTACTTTTAATTTAGCACCTCCACCGATAACTACTTCTTGGGATTGATTAATGGCAGTAGATTCACTATAGGTAATTCCTATAGGGAATTCACCAGCAGCACAAATGCCAATGGAGTCATTGTCGATTAGTTTAACAAAGACATTTGCTGGAATCGCAGCATTGGAATAATATGTATAAATATTTGGTTTAGTAAATGTGGCCATTTATATCTCCTTATTGGAATAACTCATTATATTTTTTAGATAGTGCAGGCTTTTCTTTCAGCACGTGGACTATCGCCTCAGATAAAGTAAGCTTGGCATCTTCTTTTACCTTTGCTTTAGCTAGGGAGATTACTTCGTCTTGAACATCCCCTACTTTCTCATGTCCATCATCGGTAAAGTTCGTAGACTGTGCCTGTAGATTTGGTTTAGCGATATTGGAAATAAATGCCATCATGTCATCTTTCATATAGGCATCTCTTTGTGCCTCACAAACTAATCCTGCATTAAGTTTTTCATCAAACTCTTTTTTCTTTTCAATAGCTTTATTCTTATCCACCAGTTCAATATTCTTTTTAATCTGTACCTCTAAATCATCGGATAGTTTTTTTGATTTAGTCTCTTGCTCAGTTAGCTTGGTGGACATTTCTGTCATTTGGACTTTCATGGCATCCATATCAGTTAGAATCTTTGTTACATCAGTAGTATCTTTTACAGGTGCTGGCATATTTATCTCCTTAAAGGTCAATGGTTTCATTTCTTTTACGAATGGTCTATTGGTTAATGCTACACCGAATAAAGTTGTTCCGTAACTTGTCCCGGTTTCATTATCGGTATACTCAAAAGCAAACTCCGCTGACAAATATCTATATTGCTTATCATTAACTGTAGTTTTACCAAGTTCATTAAATTCTATGCTTCCCCATAACTCGGTATCATCTACCAGATATAATCTTTTTATCCAGCCAAATGCCTTGCCGCCATTATTATGCCCTTCATCAAGGGCAATATCTGTCCTTCTGGCATAGCTATCAAAATTAGAAATCATTTCTCTTAAGTCATCTTGGTTGATAGTTATCTCACCAAAGGAATCATTAAATGAACCTGTCCGAAGTATTTGAACTTCACTAGGCAAATGAATCTGCGTATTATTCTGGTCATAAAATTTATGTGTCATTGGGACACTTCGGACATTCAGCATAATCAAAGATTATCAGCAAATAGATTAGTGTCAATTAGAATTGTTTTTGTTGTTGGGCTTTTTCTGATAAGGAATCGAAGTCGGGCAATCCTTCAATCTCATCTTCTATTACTCTAGTCAAAGGGAGGTAGGTAGATTTGCAACCGAAGTGCAGAGGGCAAGTGTAAAATCCATACAAAGGGTCATCATAAGCAAATGTCGTACCATTTAACTCATTACACAAATCAGTAACCGGGTCAGGATTGTAGAAAACAAATGCTTGAACCAATCCTCTATCGTTTGCCTCCTCGAACACATCATTCCTAGAATCGTTTACCAGTCCTGCCGATTGAACGAAGGCTCCCTTTCCTTTTTCAATCCCTTCAATAAAATCATCCATTGATGCATTAAGAGCGTCCTGTAGCATTTGTTTGGTTAGCATATAATTATTCTCAAGTGTTATATAAACACTCCCTTGCATATCTAGGACAATTGATTCGGTGAAGACTTGTGCCTGATGGATAATTCTTTTTTGTTGGTCGGGATTTAAATTAGCTAAAATTGCCGGGTCAAATTCAATCCTATCTGCAAAGGTAATGGTTACCCTTGTTTCAGATATTACTTCCTGATTTGATGAATCAGTTATCTCTGCATGGGCGGCAATCATATCTGATTCAAATTGATTATATAAATCATCTGATGGAGAAATGTTACCTGCTGCTAAATATTTCTCATTCTCATTTAGGAAGTCCCAATTATTTAACACCTGATTATTTAGGTTCTTTAATATCAAATCCGAGTAGTAGGACATTACTGCTATGAGTAATTCACTTCCGGAATCAATTATCTTTTCATATTGTTTAGCCACGCTTTAGTTTCTTCATAGATTCTGAAATCTTTAATCTTGTTTGCTCACTAACAACGAAACCTTTTCTGGAATTACTTTGTTTTAATTTGGACTCCTCAGTTCTTATTCTTCCAGTTAATCCCTTTGAAATCTTCTTACCTATCTCAGGTGGTCTTTTCTTACCTTTATATTTATCACTAAATATCTTTTTGGTTCTCTCGGAAAAGGTATAACCAATCATTCCCTCCCCACCTTCTGATAAATTATAAGGAGGCTTTAATGCTGAAATCATTTCTCTTTCAATTGTTTTAATATCTATCTCGTCATCGGATTGATAAAGGACATCCCACTCAAATGCATCTTGTCCGTATTTCTTTATCGCTTTGCTGATTAATGATTTGCCAGTATTTCTTCTGGATATATGTTCATTCTTTCTTTTATTTAAGTCCCTAGATGAGATACCTAAGTAAAACTTTCCATTAATTTTATTTGTTGCTCTATACAGTATCAGATAAATTTCCTTTTGATTTAATACAAGCTGCAATAGCTCTATCTTTTTCCCACCCTTTGTTTATATGGTGAGCAATGCATTCAGACACCTTGTCATCTACATCCAATCTTTTGTCCTTTTTAGGTTTGGGCCTATTGTCACCAGCATCTTTTTCAACACCTGCTTTTATCTTTTCACGGAATGCTTGAATAGCTGAATCCATGAATGGCATATCTGGTTTTTTCTTATTAGGCTCTTCGCCTTTCTCTGGTAAAGCATATCTTTCTCTCAAGTATTTTTCAAGCTCCATATCAGGCACTACATTTCCTGAGTTAGTTAAGTTAGCAATTATTTGAGAGAAGTCTAAACCATAATCATCTGTCACTCCGCTGATGTACAAGCTAGGAAATTTTTTAGCGTCAGGAAAATTTAGCCTAATAAGTTCCGGGATAATAACTTTATTAAACTCGGACTCTATAATATCTATTATGTACTCCAAAGAATTTTTAAAGAACGAAGATAAGTCTGATGAAAGGGCTTGAGAGCCACCAGTTGTAATACCTAATTCTAAGAATGATGCAAGGAAAGCTTTGGCCATACGACGGTCTTCATTATCTATTGCCACTTCTATTTTTTGCGGGTCATAGCTATTAAATTTAACATCAACGTCAAATCCTTCTGTCTTAACAATATAATTTGACTGGTGAGTACAGAAATCACTTAATGCTTTTTCCAGGGCAACTCTGGATGTGGAGTTTTCCGCACCAAGTGGAATAGTCCCAATGGGAATCCCTATGGCAAACTTCTCAATACCTATGGCATTTAACTTTTGATATGTTTGTTTTCTAAAATAACATCCATAGCAAGGTCTTAAAAGGGAAATCCCTTGATGGTTTTGTCCCTCTTTGTTTATGGTAAAGATAGATAAAACTTCTTTGGGAATTGGTCCGGTATGCTCCACATCCCCGTAGGCATATTGGGTAATGCCGACAAATTCCTTATCTTTAAAATTCCAGGTCTCAATGGTCTTAGGGCTTATCCAGCGTAATTCTTTTAGACCTATATAAGATGGTAGGATGGTTCTTCCCTCCACCTCTACAGGCTCATTATAGACCTTATGGATTCTTTCCATGGCAGAGTGTCCGAAGATAACCATATCCAATATTTCATTTTTCATTTGGGATTGGGTTTGTTCCATATCACGGAAAACTATTTCAAGGAATTTAGCTTGGTCTTCCGCCTCTGGAGTATCATCGTAAGGTCTAAACTCAAACAGCCCTGCCATGATTGGTAGCTTTACGGCTGACACCAACATCTGAACTTGGGAATCCTTTCTACGCATTTCATCAAATCTTTTTGCTGCCTCGGAATGTTTTAATTCATCAAGGTATTCTTCATCATAATATCCTGCGTAGATTTGTGTCCCGGATGAACCTATTCCTAGGTTAATTTGCACCGGAGTTACTCCTGCCTTTGCTGCCTGATTAACTAGAGTTTCCATAGCTATATCTTTAGGGTTATTTATTCCAACTGAACTCATCCCATCGTTTACTTCTGGCATATTTATTTCCTCTAGTGCCATGTTAGTTTAGTTTAATAGTTATTTCCAGAATCAATTAGAATAGAACTGCTCCTGTCGATTGACTTATATGTTCCGTATGCCGGAGGAAATAATTTGCAGATGGCATAGCCCAAGGAATCTGAACTATGAGTCAGAGTTTTATCTTTGCTCTGGTCTAACTTCCCAGACCTAGACCATGTGGTTTTATTCAAGCATCTTATCAAATGTTCACACTTGGGATTTATCAGGACTCTCCTATCTTGTAGCATTTTATTTACCGCCATTACCCGGTCAAAGACAAAAGGATTCTTGGAGGGAAGTAGAGTAAAACCTGAGTTGGCAAGTATCGCATGGTTCGATGGCCCTACTGTTGACCGATTGCCTCCAGTAGAATCAGCAATGATATTTATTTTCTTTCCATACTTACTCATTAATAAACTGGAGAACTTATATGTATCTGCGTTATCTGGAATAACTATCTCATCAAATACCATTATCTTGTTATCCACTATCTGAAAGATTACCGAGCACATAGGGCTTACGTTAAAATCCAGGGCACAATAAATCTGAATCCCTTCCCTCATGGAAACATCAGCAACATTAAATTCTCTGGTAAAGGAAAAGTATGCTGCCTCCGCTGTGAGGTCTATAAACTCCGCCATACATTCCTGCTGGAATAGTTTATCAGGGTAAGAGTCTTTCAAGGATTGGATATATTCTTCCGGGAGAAGCTCGTTATCATAGGTAGTCGCTGTGATAACAAAGCAATCACTAGGTGGGCGGCTGACAAAATACTCATGGACAAAATTAAATCCCTGCGGAGTAGTAGTACATCTAATCTGCGAAGGACTTTTCCTCACCCTACCAAGTGCCGTTTGAAATGCTTCAGGCTCGTAGAAAGCAAGTTCATCCATCAAAAGGAAATTTACATTTATTGCCCGAAATGCAGAATCATAATTTAGTGCCGAGAGTCCTGTGATGGTTGATTTATTTCTAAAGGTATAAGTTAGCTTGGGAGATTTTAGTCTTTGGTAATGTTTCCCCTCCTCCATACCCATGATAGATAAAACGGTTAGGATTTCTTTATCTAGTGCTTGGGTCAACTGCCCATAGTCCTTAGAGGACATGACCGAGGATGTGTTAGGATGCTCCAAGGCCTTTTTAATAAGCCATAAAGCTCCTATAAAGGTCTTTCCAAAGCCAAGACCTGCTAGGAGTAAACCGATTCTATTAGAGCGATTAAGGAAGTCTAATTGCTTGGTGGATAGCTCTATGCACCTTTCAATCATTCCTTATTTCTTTCTTTGATTATGACATTGATAGCAGAATCAGCAGGGGAAGAAACTTCAATGCTATCTCTCCAACCATGACGGTTTGCCATGTTATATCTCCAAGCAGAGAAATTTCCTTTTCCTTTAACTGAAATAATAATTCCATTTGACTCCCAAAATAATAAGTTAGCAGAGAGACCTTGCTTGTGAGCCTCGGAAAAGTCTGGATACTTTTTCTTCCATTCATACAACGTATCTTGATTGCATTTAATCCTTCCAGCAAAGGAGGCGAAGGAATATCCCTTGCCCATATGCTCAATCAGCATATCGCAGTATTCAGGATTATAGTCAGGTGGTCTGCCCATTTTACTCATGATTAACTTTATCATAGCTACAATCTTTTAGCTTTAGGAAGTTTTCCTCTATATTTGAAACGGAATCACTAAGCAGCACATAATGTGGGAAAGTGTCAATAATATTTTTAATCTTTGTTGCTCGACCTGTGACAAATGTTTTGTTTTGATTCCTGCTCTCCTGCCTTAGAGATAGAGTTTCATCGGTGATGGATAGATAAAATAATTTATAGGTAAATCCGAACTCTGAAAGTTTAGAAATCATTGTTGAGGTTATAAGTCTGTCTCCCTCTATATAGATATTTTTAATTTGTTTCTTGGCAAAAAGTAGAAACTTAAATAAATCCCTCGGTGATGCCATAGATAATCTATCTGTCCCAGAGAACTCCATATCCTCGCTATAGTCTCCTATAACCCAATAATCGCTCTCCTTATGGAACTTTATCAGACCAAACTTATAAACGGTCTTGGAGGTGATTAGCCGCTTATAAAGAGTCGTTTTACCGCTAGAGGGAACTCCTATCAGGAGTATTAAATTCATTTAGATATTTCCTTGAAAATGTTTCTCTGCGAAAATCCCACAGAGGTTTCCAGTTTACTCCGGAAATGCCGCTAAGTTTTAAAAGCTCAATCCTGTTTCTCTCAATGTAATATCCAACATATCTTTTTCCTTCAATCTTTTTCTTGTAGGCACATAGAGTCGTTTCAAGATTCCAGACATTGGTGGGAACATAATTTCTAACTGCCGAGAGCAGCTGCTTGAATTTTCCCTCAAGCCCAATCGCTTGGGCATCAGATATTGTTTCATTAAACTCAATATTGAAAACATCACAAAGACCTTTTCTAACCGTAGAGGCATTTTTAACATCCAGCTTATCTGGATAAATATTTGTATTGGTAAGGACAGAGAGAAGTTCTAGGTAAATAAAGGATGAAAACCTCCCGAAGTTTTTAATGGACAGGGCAAAATCATTGAACTCCTGATAAGTTTTCAACCTGGAGAATGTGGAATGTTGGTCTAGGGAAATAAGATTCCGATATGATTGGAATGTTTCAACGAATTTATTTGCAGTTTTTATCCTTAGCCTATCGGTTTGAAATAATAGTTTGGATTTATTTTCTTTCCACCACTTCTCCATTCGAGATACCGATGCTGTTTCAAAGTCAGGGAATTCATTATAAATATAATAGACAGTTGGTGCACAGTAACAAGTTCCAAAAAGAAATGCCAACCAATATCTTTGTTCGATGTTTAGCTCAAACCTGTCACAGATATATTTTAAACAGGGATTTTGTGGGTCAGTATCTTTTGCCTCCATCATATCAACATGGAAATTAATAAAATCAGATTTCATATATTTCATTACTCGCTATGAGGAGTCCATCAAGCCCTGACCTTTTCCCTATGTCAGAGGTGGAGTAAAATATATTGGAGTCATTTTCCTTGTGGAGATATAGGGGCCTAAAGTTATTTCTAAATGCAAATAGCTTTCCGTCCTTTAACCATACAGCAGCAATAGTCTTACCTTTTGAAAAATCTTTGATGTCATCAATCTTACTCACCAATACCTCGGCATCATTTTCCGTGATAAGGGTAAATCCAAACTGACTCTCCATATCCTCCTTGCTGTCTCCTGAGATAACTCCATTTAGAGCAAGAGATAGATTTCCTTTGTGGATAGGTTGAGCGTTGTCTAGGTCAACGACTCCTGAAGTCGAATACCTGTTGTGCCAAATAAATAAACTTGGATAGTCGCTAAAGAGAGAATTTATCGCATCATCAAAGTCCAAAAACTTCTTGGTGGTAAGTATTTTGTCATAATAGGAATACCCGAAGGAGTGGAGGCCTCTAACGGATGATTCCACCAATACCTTATACATAGTTTCCCGATTCATCTTTCCACTAAACCCAACGATACCACACATTGAATATTTTTCCTTTTCTTGACCTTGCTGTTCCTATCTGAGTAAAACCAATCTTCTTATAGAATTTATTTGCCTCGCTATTTTCATCGGTCTTTAAAGTAATAGGAGAAGGAACTGCCTCTATCAGCTTTCTACCAATACCATTTTTCTTTTCCGCTACCGATATTTCACAGACTTCATACATCCCATCTTTTTTCCTGTAGTGAACAAATCCATCTTGACCTAGCTTTATCCAATAATGATTTTTCCTGCCAAGAGTTGCCCAGCTCCACATGAAATTACCTAGAATCTTTTCTCTGGAGAATATTTTCTTAATCCAGAGCTCATCCTCTGGTGTAACCTTTTCAATCACGCTTTACTCTCGGAAGGTTCTTCAAGGTTTTCTTGTCATAGTCCAATGCAATTTTAGTTTTGTTCTTATTGAACCTGTCCATTTCCTCTTTATAAGGTAAGCATTTTAGCATATTTCTAAGGGAATAAAAAACAATGGTATATCTGTAATAATGTTTTGATGTCGGAGTGAATTTTGTTACTCCATGAAGGTAAGTCTGGTTATCAAACATTACCAAGTCTCCATCTTCTAGTCCTTGAACCATTCCTAGTTCCGGAATATGAAGATTTCCTCCTTCGATATTTCTCTTATAGACAAGCATCGATGACCATACTCCGGGAAAATTACCAGCATCGGTATGGTATCTCATTCTGGCATTTCTATTTACGATTCCGGAAGTGAATATTGAATCCGGCATAAGAAAATCACTTGGCAAATCCTTTTGAATCTCCAATTGCTTTTGATAAACAGCAAGGTCTATCTCTTTATATTTCTCTGAAACCTTGGTTGATAGCGGATAAAGGACTTCCTTTACTACAGGACGCTCCATCGTACACTTGGAGAGTCTGCAATAGTCTGCTCTCATGGGTACTCTGGGCAGCCAACCAAATGTTGCACTACCTGTTACTGGTATTCCTCCTGCTCGATGACCTCGGTTATAAATCAAATCACCTCGAATCATCCGCTCGACTGTGTCGGTGTCCTTGTCAAAGTTTTTAATCATGTATCCAACAACTTTTCCATTGACTAGGAAACGGGCATCTTCATTTACGACTATTGCCTTGCTGGCATCTATCGTAGTTTTTCCCCTCAAATCCTTTTTAATTTTCTTGCTGTCAATATCCTTTACTGTAAAACTATAATCCTTCATATCTTCCCACCAAAAAGACAAACAGTTTTGCAATCGTATCTATTTTTTCTTTCTCCATTATCTTCACACATCTCTCCATCGTTAGTCTAAGTTCCTCTCCTTCGAGGTTGATAAAGATTCTCCTGCTGTCATTGTTTTCATATTCCTCCCGGACATCTGGAGAGTGAGCAGGAAGTGATTCACGCTTTGTTTCACCGATGGAATCAATAATCGCTGGGTCAAAATATATTCCTAAGTCCTTTTGCAAATCCGGCATCAGCAAATCTTCATATAGACTCATATCTATATCTTTTATTTCATCCACCAGGGCATAAAGCATATCGGTGTCAAATACTCCTCCCACCTGATGATTGTTGGCAGTTATATTTGCAGCCTTTTCCGTTTCTTCATCCCAGTCAACAATTCTGACAGTAAACTCAAGCGGAGTTTCTCCATCATATAATTGTCCGTTTTTAATATTTAGATTTTTGTGGGTTTTCTTTAGAACAGAAATCCTTTGATGTCCTGTGACCAGATAGCCAGTTCTTTTGTTCCAAGTAATCCCAGAAATGTCACCAAACTTATCCAGAGACTTCTCCAAACCCTCCAAAGACTTTTCATTTATAATTCTTGGGTTGTAAGGTGCTGCCTTAATATCCTCTAATTTTATTTCCAATCAATCCCTCCAATACTCGACCGATAGCGTTAGTAGTATATATGCCTAGCGTCTGGCCGCTCGAAGAAGATGCTCGGCATCCTAAAAATAACCCATGTCTTTCCCTATCGTCTAGGGTAAAGGTTCCCCTTCGCTAGGAATAACCCTAGCCATTTTTCTTGGAGAAGAAAATGAATAAGAAAGTCGAAAAAAAATCCAGCACAGAAGGATTTCTGGTTACCTACGGTAACAGTTTTTCAGTAGATTGGAGCAAGAGGACTAGAAAAGATGCAGCAGGAAATCCAGTTGAGGAAATCACAGTTGGTTTATTTAAAGTAGCAAAGCCTAGAGTTTTCAGAACAGAGGAGGAGGCAAAAGACCAATTGGAAGAATTCAAGGCAAACATCCACGCACCGAAAAATAAAATCTCATGGGGTATCAAATCGGTGAAAGAAGTCCTAAAGCGAGGCTACCGAGTAACCGGAAAGACCGAGGACGACATCGAGACAGGATTTTATCCGGTTTGGTGCTTTGACGATAGATACTTCCACCGTAACAAGGAGGACGCTATCGACTCGCTAGAATCGTTTGTCCCAGTAGAGGACGCAGAGGCAGCTCACCGATTTATGGTCGCTCTGAACCGAGCTAAATCTCTAGGAGAGGAGCTAGGGCTAGAGGTCACCTACTCCAAAAAATAGACAAAAAAAAGGGGAGCGTTTCTGCTCCCCTCCTCTCACTAAAAAAATTTTTAGTTTCTACGACCGAGCAAATGCTAGGACTTTTTGAGCGTCCTCTTTTGCTAGGTAGTATTTCCTTCCATCGACTCCTGCTCTCCTGACTCCTGTAGAAACGTAGATGTCTAGGATGTGCGACTTGGTAAACTTCGCAACTTTTTCCGATAGAGCTGACTCTAGGATTCTCCTCTTGGGAGCTACCTTTTTCGCTGAGTAGATGACGGACTTCCCTTCGAAAATGGCGGTGAAAATATCCACCATTTTATTCCACTCCGAGTTGGTTAGACCTTGACGGACTTTCCTTCCATCTAGCTCCATCTCTCTAGGCTCGATGCCTACCTGTGTTAGGATTCTCCTGACGTTAGCGATAGACCGATTAGATTTTTTCGCTAGCTCGTGAAAACTGTTTAGATTCTTCATAAAAATTCCTCCAAAAAAATGCCCTCGGCGTAATTGCTCTGGGCGGTTAAAAAAAATTATTCCTTGCTCCCCAACTTGTAAATTATTGCTTGGTTGAGGTTTCTGATTTTCGCTCTCCAGTAAGGTCTGCTGTCTGGTCCTTCTAAATTTCTATACCAAGGGTCCAGTTGGACTCCGTTTCTTTTTTCCTTATAGACTTGGTTCCAAGCCTTGAGTTCTTTTCTTGCCTCTGAAACCATGCTGTAGAGAGTTCTGAGTTCTAAAGTTCTGTACCATTTTTTCATAAAATCTTTCTCCAAAAAAAGACCGAGAGGAAATTCCCTCGGTCGGGTTAAATTACTCAACTGATTTAAAATTTAATTTTCCTAAAAATTTAGCGTAATTTTTTGAACCTTCTAGGGTGTAAAATTTCTGAATGAGCTTCCATTTTTCATTCATTCCATCAAAAAGATAAGTGTAAAATAACCCATCTTTCTTTCTGACAATTTTTAAAATCTCAACTCCTTTGCTTTTTCCTATAATCTTCATTTTCTATCTCCAAAAAAAATATCCCTCTCGACATTGAGAGGGATTTGTTAAAAATTTTTTCCTTAAAAAAAATAAAGTTTCTCTATTCTGTTCGCTAGTTTTTCTGGGTCTGATTCTCTCCAAAATCCACTAGCGAATTTTCCATCTTTGTTTTTTAGGACTCCGTAAAGTTCCTCTCCTTTTTGTCCTAGGAAAAGAAGTTCGACTCCGTTTTCATTGAGGCAATTGCATCCCCTTTGCTTTATGCTTTCTTTTGGTCATCGCTTATTTGCCTATTAGATTGGGCCTGAAAAGGGGTTGCGATTTATCTTATTTACGATATTATTATATTTGCCAGTTCTATAGCGTTTGTATCCATGCTGAATCACACCCTTAAATAAGGTGGAAAATCCCATCCTAATACGATGGGATTTTTTTTCCCTATTTCATTGTTGTTGCATAGCATTTTGATTCATATATCATTTAAACCTCAAAGGGGGTTTTTATGAATATGAAGTACGATACCAAATTGTTTTCCTTTTTTAATAAGGGATTAAGTCAAGAGGGTAAATCAGTGATTGAACCGCCAAGACCTGACTCGTAAATTTTAATTTCTCGTTTCATTTTTTTCTCCTCGTTGTTGCTGTTAGTTAATTTCATTACTTAAGAATACTATACCCGACTAGGAGAGTCTAGTTTTGAGCTTGGAAATGAGCTATAAGTATCTGATATCAAAGGGCTTTTCGGACTCTAGGTTTATGACCATAGGAGTCTTTTCCCTAGGGAAGGCGGTCCAGCCCCTATACTGGACTAGGTCGTTAGAATGCTTGTAATAGGCTATTAGACCCCTCAAAAAGGACTATAGGGGATAACGAATAGGTGTACTAAGTAACAGGGATTATGGAGTTCAACAGCTAAGGGCATTAGACGCTCTAGGAGCGTTACCACCCGATGCTCCGCTAGAAAAATATATTTTTTCGATGCTCCGGTCGTCACGTGATTTTTCGTTTCTCCTAGGGGAAGATACTAGTCCCTCGGATACCGAGGGGAAAAAATTATTACCATTGGAGAAAAAAATGTCAGAACTTTCTGTCAGAGAAAAACTATTCCTGATTATGTCCAATCTCAAAAATCCCAAGCGAGATACAGAGGGATATAATTACTCTTACGCCACACTCGACCAAGTGATGGACTTACTCAAACCGTTTTTAAAACAGCACCGATTACTTTTAATTCAAGAACCTAGAAGTTTAGAAAAGAAAATTGGAATCATAACTTCAATTTATAATTTGGATGTTGAAAACGAGGCGATGCATTTTGAATTTTATGCTCCTCTAATCAAGGAGGACATCCAATCAGTAGGCTCAATGATTTCCTACTTGAGAAGGTATCACCTACTCTCCATCTTTTCACTGTGCCCGGTGGATGATGATGGAGACTCAGCTATGCCAGAACCTAAAATGAAATTTAATGAAACTAAAAACCAAGTCCCAAATAAATGGGCACCAAAAAGGAGTTAATCGTGATAGCAGGAAAAATGAAGGCATTCCCTTTCCATTGGGGAACATCAGAAACTAAAGATGGAAAACCGTTTGTGTTTATCGACTTTGAAACCGAGCATGGAACCGTTACATGGAAAGGTTATCTAAGCAGCGAAGCAGCGGAAAAGATTACTTTCAAGGCAATAGCCTGCTGTGGATTTAAGTACATCGATTTATCCATGATGAACAATGACATTGCTCTGGACAAAACCTCTCCTGTTTCAATCGAAGTTGAGGAGGAGGAGTACAAAGGTAAAACTTACTACAAAGTTAAATGGGTCAATAAGTTTTCTAGCAATGAGAGAAAGCCTATCGAAGATTCAGAACGGTTTAGAAAGTCTCTCGGAAACGTCTTAAAAGACATGGGCATTGAAAGGTATATCGACACAACTGACATACCTTTTTAAAGGGGAAGGTTATCTAGGAGTGGGAGAAATGACTCTCCCACTTTTTTTAATTCAAGGAGAAAAAGATGCTGTATTTCGTACAATTTAAAACTAGAAACAATGACACGTATATTAAAGTAGGAATAACTGGACAGATAAAAGAAAGATTCTATGCACTTCAAAGAGGGTTACCTTTCAAACTAGAATTGCTGCATCTTTTCGATGTTCCTAAATATCAAGAGATTGAGAGGAAAATAAAAAGATTTATAAAATCAGATTTAATAGGAGAGTGGTTCCTTTTATCAGACGATAATGCTAATTCGTTCGAAAAAATATTTGAACTTCTAAGTGGGTACAGAGTCGATGATGCTTTGGAAATAATAGGACATGATAATGAATCAATTTCTTCATTAATAGAGGAGGAGTTGCAATGAAAAAAGCAAATAAATTTAACTGGTATCCAATGAATTATTTCGAAATAAAATCAACTCTTGATACTTTGGGAAAGATGGTGCATGAGAAAAAATCACCTGAGTTTATTTATCTTGCAGTGAATGATTACTGTTTAAGAAAGTATAGATTAGGCGATGCTCCAAACTTTGAAATATCGAGAAATGATTTATTGAGTTTATTAAGATGCACACCATCAGGATTATTAAAATTAATAGAATCCATAAACTCTATAGGAGCGGAGCGTTTATTTGAGGTGCGGAGCGACCTAGGGACTCAAGAGGGACTGGCTAGGGACTGGCTAGGTACTATCTACAATCCTAATCTCTTGAAATTGCTGGGGATTGAAAACACACATTACATAACATTACATAACAATAAGAATACACCAGATGATTTTATAGAGGGAATCCAACTAAACGAGTCAAAAGGTACAAGAAAGAAAAATAAATTCGAATCAGAAATAAAATCAGTAATTGATTACTACAACCAAGTTTCTGGAAAAAGTTTAGGTTACGGAAACAAAGTAACCAACAAAACTATTTCAGCAAGATTGTCAGAAGGTCATTCGTTAGAAGATTTCTACAAAGTAATAGATGTTTTCTATGTCAAATGGGGCAATGACCCAAAGATGGGCACCTATTTTGTTCCTAGCACAATCTTCAATGGGAAGTTTGCTGAAAGACTTTTGATAGACAGGGAAGTATCACCGCAGGAAAAGGCAATAAAAGATTCCAATGCTAGCGAAATGATTTTTAACTTCCTGAATAATTCAGGAGCTGCAAATGTTTAGGAATGGAGTCATATCTCATGACGAGGCAAGGGAGCTAAAGGAAACAAGGGACAGGGTTTTCTTTGAAACAAATCTCCCATTTGTTAAGCAGCACAGAGGATTTAGGCCATGTTGCATTCATGGAATCCTTGCACCAACTACAGGAGGAAAAACTACCCTTTGTAGAACAATCGTTGATGATATTCATTTCTTCCACCCGGAAAATAAAATTGGAGTCTGGCTTTCAGAGGAGTCAAAAGAGTCATATCTAACCGACCTGATGGGAGATAAGGATTCTATGGACAACAAAAGTTTGATTATATTTTCAGAGGTCGATAGCTTTGAATTGGTAAAGACACCAAAAAAAGCAAATGACTTATTGGTTTATTTTGCCAATGAAAATGATTTAGATTTTCTAATCATAGACAATACCACCACAGGTGCTTTGTTTGGACACGATTGGACAGAACATAAAAAGGCTTGCTCGACTTTGAAGTCAATTGCATTGGAGCTAAAAATCCCAGTAGTTTACTTTTGCCATTCTAGTCCAAATAAAATGCTAGGTTCCAACAGGATTATTGAAAATGAAGATATAAGGGGATTCAAGGATTTGTTAAATCTCTCTGAATATTTTTATGTGCTTCAAACATTTGTTCATGGGAATTCAAAAATATCAACAATCAGAATAACAAAGCATAGGGGTCATGACATCAACGAAATATTCTTTCGCTTAGAATATGGAGTTAGAAAATTCGTGAACTCATATCCAATAAACTTTGATTCGTTCAAGGAGGTAATTAAAAATGCTAACAAACTTTGAAAACATTAACGATGTCAATGTCATATTCCTCCAGGATTTCTTTGAGAAGGATGGAAAATATTTCGTTGATATAGTGGGCTACATTGAGGAAGTTGAGTTTCACACATGGCTATCTCTGAGAAAAAAGAGAGAAGATTTTAATAGGAAAATTGGAGAGGTAGGAAAATGGGAAAAGACTTCTGATAAAAAAACAGAGAGGGCGATAAGGAAAAATGAAAATAAATTCTATGAAGTCAGTCCTAAACTTTCCCAATCCCTAGACAACCGTTCCCTCCTAGAAAAGCTTTCCGGAACTTCCCATGTGCGATTTGAAAGATTCACATTCAGGAGAAACGGAAATGGAACTGAGCAGATATTTGTAAACAATAAATCAACAGGCTGTTGGATAGACAGCAATAATAAAATTGGAAGTTATTCCAAAGGAGGACCAGATGTCACCAACTGGCTGATGTATTACGGTTACAGTTTTAAAGAGTCTATGAAAATAATTAACCAACTTTAGGAGAAAAAAATGAAAAGAGTAAATGTTGAGCAGGGTTCCAGTGATTGGATTGATTTAAGAAGGAAACATTTGGGAGCATCAGACGTTTCCTGTGTGCTTGAACTTAGTCCATGGAAAACTCCATACCAATTATGGGAGGAAAAAACTGGCAGAGGCGATGTCGATATATCAGACAAGAAAAAATTGTTTGCTATTGGACATGAGAAAGAGGCAATAGCTAGAACAACTTATGAATCAAAGGTCGGATACAAGATGAATCCTGCTGTCATAAAGAATCCAAAGTATAATTTCTTTCTTGCCAGTCTTGACGGATTCAATGAAGAACAAAGTGATTTGATTGAAGTGAAATATATGGGAGCAGATAAATTAAATGATTTATCCAACGGAATAATTCCAAATTATTATTACACTCAACTCCAAATGCAAATGTTGATGACAGGTCTTGATGAAATGAAACTGATTGGAGTCGGAGCGAACAATGAAATGATAGTTCAGATTGTTCAATTCAACGGAAGCATGGCAAACCAAATGGTCAGCAAATGTTTGGAGTTCTGGGATTTTGTTAAAAAAGATTCGCCTCCAAAGCTAACCGAAAAAGATTTCAGAGAAATCGAAGACGCAGCGACTCAAAGAGACATCGAGGAGTATCTCGGAGTCGTAACGCAAATAGAAATACTAACCAGCATGAAGGATGACCTCAGGAAACGCATCCAGAAGTCCACAAATGGGCATAGGAGTCGTTATAAGAACATGACCATACAAACGATAAGGGTCAAGGGTCGAATCGATTATAGCTCAATTAAAGAGCTTGAAAGTATCGACTTGGAGCAATACAGAAAACCAGACACAGAAGTTTTTAGAATTAATATTGACTAAGAAAAAAATGGCCAGAGAGAAATCCCTCTCCCTCTGGTCAGTTTTTTTTTGGAGAAAAAAACGTAATCTAAACTTATCAGGTATTTAAAAATTGTAAAGTTAATTTGGAGAAAAAAATGAAAAAGCCTAATGAAATTAGAGTGATTGTTATTGATTCAGAAAATCAAATGATAGTCGAAAGAGTGATTCGCAATGAGCTAAAGGAGTTTCAAAACTTAGTCGGAGGTCTTATAGACGCTGTGAGATTGGATGAAAAAAATATTCTCTGGGTAAATGATGAAGGTTTACTAAGAAGTGAGAATTATTTTTTCAGATGGAACGGCAGACTACTAGCAGGGAGCGGTGTTATCGCCAGTGATGACGGCAAGGGAGAAACTGTCTCAACTACAATGACTGAATCTGAGGCGAAATCTAAAATTGATTTCTGTGGGATTTTAAAAATTAACTAAGGAGAAAAAAAATGACCGAGATTTCATTGGATGAAAATGGAAATGAATTGAAGTTTAGCAACGAAACATATTCTCTGACTCTAGCAAATCAAATGCGAATAAGAAAGATTGCTGAGGTCAAAGAGAAGGATTCAATTTTCTATTTGGTTTGCAGGAGAAAATATTCCGAACATTATTTTGTAAGTGCTGATTCCTGGGGATTCAATTATTGCATGATTGTTGATTTCGAGGACAAGCACCCAAAAGGAAAGGTTATAGTAATTTCAGAGGTAGGAAGATTTATGACAGACATTTCTACGATACTGGATGAAGGGAAGTTTCTGCACTTCAAGGAAAGTGGTTTCGAGAGACAAATTTTTTTACATAATAGTTTATTTAAGAAAAAGGAGAATGAAAGTGAAGCCAGAAGTTGAGTTGGAGATTAGTATCTCTGAAAGCATGATGAAGTATTTTAAAATTTATGATAACCCTCACGCCACTCCAAAAGATATTCACTATGCAATGGCGAATGCAGGAGTGTCATTGGGCCATGCTCTTGGTATTTTAATAAGCACATTAGATGCTGAAAGTGCGGAGGCTGCACTGGATTCGATTACGAAATACGCTCTTGAAATAAGAAAGGATATTTTAACAAAGGAGAAAAAATGAATTCTGATTTTAAAAAAGAGATTGCTAAAATGAAAAGTTTCATGAGTCCTAACGACATTAATCTTTACGCATCACTGATAGTTACAGGAGCAGATGGGCATGATTTGGATGTGTTGCTAACTTCTATTTGGCTTTCTGGAAAAGGAGAAGGAGTAAAAATTTCTATGGACACTATAAAGGAGTATTGCAATGAGAATAATATTAATATTGAAAAAAAAGTTTCTATTTAAATTTAAGCGGCACGAAAAGACAGGCTCTATTGGCAATTTATTATTAGCAAGGAGATACTGGTCATGAGTTTATTTTGGAGCATTTGGTTCTTTAATTTTAAAGTAGCTTATTGTATTAATAACTTTCCATTTACGATAATTGAATTTGATTATTATCAGAAGAAAGAAATTTGCATAGCTCAAACATTAACAAAGGAGAGAAAGTGAAAACACAGATTAATGTAACTCAGTTAACAAAAGGATTTACAGTGGAAATCAAGAATCAAAAAGGATTGCTTAGTGCGTATGTTTTTGAAACATCTGAGTCAATGGGAAAGTTCTTTCAGGATTATTTTGATAAACCAGTAAAGACAAAGGTTATCAGAAGACCTAAAGTTTTAGTAAAATATCCTGAATCTGTGCAACAATAGAAATCACAAGGATGTTGATAGTGCCTCAAGGAGGAGGCAATTAAATCTGGAGGTACTGTGAAAATATTAGGTGATATATTAACTGGTCTGACTTGGGGAATTGGCTTCTGGCTTGCATACATTCTATTAAAGGTATTGGGTAAATATCTTAATTTTAGTTTATAATCTTATTTTAATATCTTATCCCGATTAAGTTTGTTGCATATTATTCCGATAGGTCTATTATGAATATTAGAGAACTTTTTAATAAGATTTTCAATAAGGAAACTAAAATGAAAGACAGAACATTATTTGATTATCTAAGCGATTCCGTAAAGGAAGGGAAAAGTAATTTCACTTTGTCGGCAATTATGGAAGGTAAAAAATTAAATTTATCTTTGAGGAAATATCCAGCAGTACAAGGGGATGTGGCATTTGAAATATCTATAGATAAGAAAGATTCCCTTGAGGCAATAAAAGCTGATGTGGTTGAACCTAAGGAATGTGATTAATATATTGTTATTTTTCATCCTTTAAAAGTTTGTCTAACTCAGCCTCAATTGATTTTCTAGCCTCTTTGTTGGCATCTAGTTGGTCGTATAAATTAGGATTGAGTGCTACTTTAAGGCTTTGTAATTTCCTACGTTCGTTACTATTTTTTCTTAATTCTTTAATTAAGCTAGCTTTATCTTTTTTAAACTCAGATTTACTTCTTGGTTGTTTACCGCCATCTTTTTTATAACTTCCACGAGTATCGCCCGGATTAGGACCTGAGCCCGGACCACCTAACTTCACAAGTTGATTAATTTTTATCTTTTTAATTTCTTTCATATAAATCCTCTTTAATCTCCATATTTTATGTAATCTAGCTTAGCACCTGTAGCTATATCGCCCTTCTGCATCTCAGATACTGCTTTTTCGAAATCAGACTTTCTTTTTATTTTTTCTGAGTCTAATAATTTCTTTTCAAGTTTATCCAAATCCTTATATAAGGCTTCAGTTACGAACATTCCGTTCAACGGGTTAGCAATTTGGGTTTTTATGATTTCAATTTCCCTTTTGACTGCTTCTGTTTCTTTAGGAGTCATCTGTCTTTGTCTACTAGGCCTATCTTTTTTAGAGCTACCTTTTGTGTTATAGTTACCTCTAGTGTCTCCTTCATTGGGGCCTGAACCGGGTCCACCTAGCTTAATAGTTCCACCTTTAATTTCCTTCATATCACTCTCCTGTTAAAAGTATATATCATATTTTTTAATTTATAAGCTGTTTAACTTCTTCTAAGGAGCAAACAAACTCTGCCACATTACCAGTTAGCCTTATGTCGTTGACCTCTTCTATCTGGCTTTTGTAGCGTTTAAGGGTAACATTATTTGAACTAAACCCACCTTCTAGTAATCTCTCTTTGTGCTTTAGGATAAATTCTTTTTCGCTAGCAGTCTTAACCTCGAAAAAGTATGCCTGTGATTTATAAAGGAATAGGATGTCCAAGTAGGTCTTGTTTTTTTTGACTACTCGACCTCTAATTAATAAACCTTGCCCATCGAGACGGATAGTTTTTGAGTTAGGGATATCTTTCAGATAGTCCATAATTTCACCCTGAATTTCTGATTCGCTTTTTGGCATATTTAATAACCCTACCATAAACAGGAACTCTTATTCCGTAATATCGACCTCTGGTACTTTTCGGCAATACGATTGATTTAAATATCTTAAATCTTTTTTTGCAAGTCCTGACTACTCTTCGCATAAGTTCCCTATGTAAAATGATATCTCCAGGAATGCTCTATCGGTGGTAAATAAATATTTCTGACCATTGAAAACAGTAAGGATAGCGTATGGGATTTCTTCATCTGCCATACGCCATTTAGTGACGATTAGATAGATGGCGTTGTGAGATGGAATGTAATAGATTTCACCAGAATTGGTCATAACTTATTATAACAAAAAAAACCCTGCACTTGAGAAATGACCTAAAAATGTTATCTGGGAGGATTGCATTATGAAAGAAATTTACCAGTGCAGGGAAAAACAGTCGGTAGTAAACGGATTTAATGAAAACACCCGACTATTTTTTTTAATTATTTTCTAATAGGTATCGGATGCCATTCTGAACTCATCGGTTTTCCGTCCATATAGTTTTCAACTCCGCATAGTTTTTTGCTACGTCCAGTTTCAACTACAGTTAGGATTTTTTCATTATGAATTGTCTCAGCTAGCACAGATAACTGACAAAATTTATTAACGGATTCCATTGCTAGGATTTGGTCACAGGTAACAGAGAATTCCATCTCAACAGTTTTGCAGACTTCTTTTACACCGCCACATTGCATATCAGTATCTGGCCAATCACATTTCTCAGCTACCTGAGGTGCAGCTACGTTTGGCTTACTTGTTACAGCACTAGAGGATACTGTTCTTCGGTTATGAAAAGTAGCATCATCATGTCCAGCAGGGACCCACTCATATCTCTCATCCTTGCAAGTGATTTTAATATCAGTTGGTGGCAATTGATTATGAAATGCTCCTGGGTCTTTACAGGCCAGTTTAAGGTCAGCGATTCCATCATCAGCTTGTACAGAAAAAACAAATAAGAATAATAGTAAAAATTTCATTAGAAAACCTCCATGTTAGTTTATTCAGATTCTAAATTACATAGAGGTGATTGGCTATTTTCTCTTTTTAAATGCTAAAGCTATTGCTCCTGCCGCAGCTATGATTACTATGCTGGTTAGAATTATAGCTACACTCACAGAATATCCTTTACCGACTCTTTCACTTTATTAAGTTTATGTCCTATCTTTGTAAACTGTCTGCATTGAGAGTACTTTCTACCACTCATATCAGTTCCTATAAACGCCCAGCCTTCAATACAGACTAGCTGAGGACAATGCTTAAGACTACATGGCCATTGAGGACTACCGCTTGTATAAGGACTAAAAAGCACCAATAGAGATAATATAGATAGAAAATCCATTATTCTTCTTCCTTCTTGTGTTCTTTTTTAGCTTTCATTCTTTTCCATAAGTCTCTGGCGGAAAACCCGCCAGCTACTACAATAACAACAGCGACAAATATTTCTACTACTCCCATTATTCAGCAGGCTCATCTGCTGGAGGTGCTTCTACAGCATCTACTCCACCACTTAAAGTAACGGTAGTTGCTAAAGGAATAGTCAGGCCGTCACCAGTGAATGATACCATATTATCGGCATATTCTAAATTCCATGAATCAGTAACTGCTTGTACAGTAAGTAAGCCATCGAAAATTAAGGCAATACTATTTCCAATCACTCCTGCGGTTACTGCTGTAAAAACATTTGGACCTAGGGTAGCTGTAGCTGCAACTGCTTCTGATGGAACAACTGGTGGTATTAAATCATCTTTAGTTAATACTACAGATACAAGATGCCCTTCTGGCTCTAAAGACATATAAGATATTTCAATAGTTCCATCGGAGTTTATTTTAAGTCCTACGATAGTACCTGTTGCTCCTTTGTATGAAAATTGACTTCCTACTTTAAGGTCGTCAGCAGGAATCTTGGCTGTCATAACTGTTGGTTTTTTAACTACTGGTTTTTTTGAGTGTGTCATATTATCTCCTTTAAAAATGTATTATTTGCCAATCATCTTCTGGTTCGCAGTTCATGTCTATTAGTTTAGCATCTGGGTCATTTATATCCTGTGCTAAATAAGTATTGCCATCTTCTTCCATAAATACATGGACAGTTACTGGTCGCCAGTTTTTACGGCGAACTTTATGTCCTTCAACTAATTTTTCAATGGCATCAAGTTTATTTATTTGCTCTCTCCAATTTCCTCATTCTTCCAAGTAAATCAGCAATTTGTTTACTTAGCTTGCTGATAGTTTTTTTCTGGGATTCTACTTCTGCTGACATTAGTAGCACGTCATTACCCCACGATAAAACACCTGCTCCGTTAGTTTTTAACACTTGGCCATTACCGCCAAATCCCGGATTAGTGCTACTTATAATTGCAGTTCTTCCAGCATTAAATTCTGTAGTGGTTACCTTTCCTTGATATTCCCAAGTCGTACCATTTGAAATATAGGTAGCTACCCATCCTGTAGGCACAGACTGATTAATTCCTGGGTGATTAGTTCTATCTCCACCAACAGCAGTTCCCCAAGTAGATTCAACATAGACATAAAATGCACTACCGTTTGCTCTAATGGCAGGAGTGTAAACACAGCATCCGTTACCACCAGCGAAGTTGGCATTAGCTTGGCGAATACCATTGTTGCCTGCCGGAAGTGCTGATGGGTTATTTCCTGCACCTGCCTGTCCACCATAATACCAAACAGGAGTGTTATGCATTCTAAATGATTCTTGTCCTAGTCTATTTAAATTACCGTTACCGATAATATCGACTCCGCCGGGGCCTGCGACTAAAGTGTCAGCAACATTTACAGTTCCAGACTCGTTAACCCAAAATTTATTTGTAAGAGTTATTATTCCGCCAGCAGTTGGATTAGGGTCTGTCGTTAAAATTAAATCAGTAGCAGTTTTTTGCCATCTGAAGGCAGAACTTGTATTAGAGCCTCTTATATTATTACCACCAGCACCAGTCCCATCAGGGCCATAATAACAATCCCAGCAATCCCAGATATTATCATGTGTCCAATTTAAAAAATGTCTCTGCGGATAAACGTCTGAATCAGTATTCCATGATTGATGAGGCCCACCAGCATTTCCATTAGGCCCTGTTAAAGTTATTCTTGCAACACCAGTATTAGCTGCTGCGGCAGCTGCTTGAACAGTTCCAAAAATAGCATCTCCATTTACATGAAGATAAGTTTGCGGAGTATTGGTATTTATCCCTAGCCTTCCTCTAGCGGTTAATCTCATTACTTCTTTAGTGTTCCAAAGAGAATTTCCCCAAGTTGTCCATAATATATCAGCGTTGTTTGCCATAGCAGGCTTAGTGGTAAGGTGTGATGATTCAACAGCTTTAATTTCTACTTTCATTCCTGCAAATGCATTGGCAAAAGAATTTCCACTTACGTGTCCGATAGCTCTTGTGCCAACTTCAGCGACATTATGTTGGGAATTATTTGCATGAAAGGAAGTTATAATATTCCCAT